GTAACTAAATCCTTTGATGACTCTTTGAATAACGCTTTAGAATCGAGGAAGATGGAATTGATGTCGCTATCATCAATCGGCTTATTGTTAAGCTCCACGTTGCGAGTAATTGTGTTCTTACGCAGTGGGAAGGTCTTGACAAATACTGTTATATCAGCACTTACATTATCCGATTTATATTTAATATCCTTGCTTACTATCTGCTGCACTATCTCTGTGCTTACTTCGTTTGAGATGCCTGCGTGCTTCTCTAATGTTTCGATAATTGCTTCAGGTGAAACTCCAGCGGCACGCTGCGAAGTTGCAGAGCGCATTATCTCTTTGGTTTGATTTGAATAAGCATCAATGCCGTTTTGCTTTGCGTGGTAGTATATTGAAGCAATGGTTGACTTCTTACTCTTGCCTTCGCTGTGGTTCTTAAGGCAGGCAGTGTATTGTCTATCGCAATCATCTGAGTTGTACTTGGAGGAGTGCGAGGATAAAGTATGAAAGTGGTCGCGCCCAAACTCGCCGAACTCGGAGACAAGCGCATAAGCAATTGAAATCCAATCGGAGTAATCTTCGCATAGGTTAACTTGCTTTTTATCCATTTCGGCAATCATAGCATCGAAATCGTTTTTAACAACAACTACCTTATTGAGCTTTACTTCCTTTTGCTTTGCGAGGTACTTCTTAAATTGTGGAGCTTTCGGGTTTTCGTAAAGAAAAGGATCGTAAGAAACGAATCTAGCGCGAGCAACATTCTTGCAGGACTGGTCAACGATTAACTGGTAGTTATTGTAAAGGTAAGAAGCAATGCCGTTGAATGCATCGAGATGCCTGCTGCCATCAATGCGATAAATAACACATAATCCATTGCCACTAATTGAGATAAAAGCAGCATAGGTATAAGGGTCATTACTCAGGTGCTTGCGAGTCTCCTCAATATTTTCCACGTTATCAATGTCGATTGCAATGAAGCCCGAATGATTGCGGATTGCATCATCTTTGCGAGCTGCAAATGAGCCGCTAATTGTTACCAGTGGAGCGGTCTTTTTAAGAAGGTCTCTTATCTCTTTGTTTGGAGCAGCTCTGCATTTGAGCACTATGTCTTGCCATCTTCCTGAGCGCACTCCTTCGATGAATGAGCTTATTTCGATGTCAACATCTTGGTCATCTTTGATGTTCTTGTAGTAGGAAATCTGCATTATATAATTGTTTTAGGGTGGTTTTAAGTTTGTTATCGACTAACTCGCGGTGAAAGCGGTTGAAATTCTTGTTTTTTTCTTTACACCAGAGCCTCGCAATTTCGTGGTTTTTCTTCTCAATGTGCAAGTAATTATCAGAATTTATTTTTTTGATGTTCTTTTTAGCCATATAAGCCACGTGCTCAACAGAAAGAAATAATGAGCGATATTCTTTGTGGTTGGTGTTCATTGCGATTAGCTTGTTGATGTCAACGCTTTCGGTCATAAGTATAAAATCATCGATGCCTGCATCAAGCACAATCTTTTTAGGAAACTCGTAGCCGCAAGAGCATAGCATCTTTGAGGTATGGAGTAGTGCCTGACATTGTGGGCATTCTTTCACTGGAGCTACTCCGCTGCTCGGCTTTTTTGGATTGTGGAATATGCTATCCCAATTACGAGGAGATGCCCAAGAGCCATGAGTTAAGCAGTTGCCGCCCAAGTCGATGATGGTAAATGTGAGCTTTACTGGATGCGGTCTTGCACCTCTGCCGCACATCTGCAACCACAGCGGCATTGATGCGGTTGCTTTGTTGACTATCACTGTCTCGATGTCGGGTTGGTCGAAGCCAGTTGTGGCAATGCCGATGTTGTTGAGTATTGCATCGGGAGTATTGGCGAACCATTGGAGAATTTCCTCGCGGTCTGCTGAGTTAGCATCGAGGTGCTTGGAGTTGAAGCCTTGCGCTTGGAAGGCAGCATTGACCGCTTGAGAGTGTTCCACGTTGCAATTGAAGATAATTGTTTTGCGCCCTAGTGAGTGCTGCTTGTATGCGTTGATTGTTGAGTCGATGTACTTAGGCTCTTTAAACATTGCACCCATCTGCGCCGCATCGAAATCGCCTGCGGTCATCTTTAGCTTAGCACGTTCCACAATCTTTTGAGCTGAGTAAGTTTGCTCAGGGCACAGGAAGCCAGCATCGATAAGTTCGGGAATATCAATGCCGCAAACGATGTCTGAGAAGTAGTTGCGTAACGGGTTGGTTTTTTTGGCTGCCAGTGGAGTAGCTGTGAAGCCGATTATATACTGCTCTTTAAAGTGCTCAATTACCTTAGTGAAGTTACCGATGTGGCACTCATCAACTATGACCATTCCAATATTGGTGAATTGATGCAGCCTTTTGTAAGCCGATTCGACCATTGCGACATAAACTCTTGCAGGAGGGATTGAGCGCATTCCTGCGACTACTTGCTGCGTTGGTTGTTTAATCGCTTTGCTCGCTTGTAAGAGCAGTTCTTCTCGGTGGACAAGTATAAGTATATCCTGCGATGACTTAGTGCAAAAGCGGTCGCATATCGCAGAAAAGCAAACGGTTTTGCCTCCGCCAGTTGCGAGCTGCGCAACCACCTTGCGATGAGTGCGCAGCTTGTTGCTGATGTTATTGATGAATCGTACTTGGTAGGGGCGAAGGGTCATAGTTTGTTCCATTTTTCTATTGAATATATATCTGTGATTGATTCATTAATTTGGTATTCGATTCTCCCTTTCTTTTTCCAGCAGTGTTCTACATAACGCACATCTTCTGCGAGAGTAACAAACACAGTTATATTTTCAACATTGTTGTAAAACATCCGAAGATGTCTCTGATAAATCTCTATGTATCTGAATTTTCGATGCAGAAAGTAGTGCATCACATTGTTGAATGGGTAATTCTCAAAGCCTTCTGTGCTCCAAGAACTCTCTGATGAGTTGTTCTGCTGCATCTATTTCATCTTGTGTATGTCTGTAAATAAAAAATTCTCCTTTGAACTTGTTGGGCACTCCTATATAGTAGAAGTTTGTTGCAGGAAAGCCAGTTAGGTAAGAGTACCAAACTGCTTGAATGTGATTGTAATGCTTCACCATATCGGCAGCGAATGTGCGTAGGTTAGTGCAGGAAGTAGTCTTGATGTCCGCGTTGATTTGGAACTCAGGGCAGTGCATATCGAGTATGCCTTTAGCTGCTACAAGCTCGCCATCAATCTCGATGTCGCGTATGAAGGTTATTTCTTTTGCCGACCTTTCGAATATCAGGCTAAGCATTGGATGAGCGATGATAGCTTTGTGCACTGCCTTCGCGTTTTGCGGCATCTCACTCGGCTCGGTCTCAAGCAGGTTTCTATGAAACTCTGCCCCTCTCTCAAGAGCACCAGCAGCAAAGATTAAGCTGCCAGTGTAATGTCTCTTAATAGATGATGCGTTGATTGCATCAATGTTGTTGTAATCCTCGCGGCTCATAATGTCTTGGATATGGTAGCCCTTGTTGACCGCTTTCGTATGCTTCGCGCAGTGCGCACTTCATCTTTTCTTTAAGCGGCTTAGGCTTTTCGCTTGGCATTATCGTGTTGAGGTACTCAGTAAACTCATTGTACTCATCAACAATGTTAGATAGGAAGGTCATCTTATTAGTCCTCAATGATTATTTGTTTAATAACATCATCAAAGCCATATCTCACATTGCGTTCAAAAAGCTTTTCTGTTACTTCTATCATATCACCAATATCAGTTACTTCTTTTAATTGATTATTAATTGCATTGCTCTCACCACATTGATAACCTACTTGAAAAGAATGCAGTAATGCCTTTTCAATTAATGGTTGATTTTCTTTTAAAAATTTGTACTCTGGAGTACCTGCTAAAAAAATTATTGGTTTCATAGTTATTTGGTTTTTATCTTATTACTTGGGTTTTAACTTCGGTTAATTTAATTCCTTTAATGTTGGCAGTGCCAGTAAGCTCCATTGCTTTTGGCAGCTTGCGCATTAGCTCGGTAACGTCAAACATCTCTGCCTTCATTATTACCATCAGCACTGTTGACCAATCAACTTCGCCGACCATCTCCGCTCTCTTGCTTATGCGGATGTTTTTGGTGTGGTCGTTGTTGAGTGTTGTTGCGGTCATTGCATCGGTAAAGTGCGCCATAATATCGGCTATTGCGCCAGCACCTGAGTTCAACATTGCTTGCTTCGCTTCGGCTGCGATTCTTGCATCTGCCTCTGCTTTAATTCGCGCAAGCTCGTTAGAGTATTCTACCATTAGCACCTTGCGGTTATCAATGAAATCTCTGAGCGGCTGCGTTGCTGCTTTCTCGATGTCCATTAGCTGCTTTTTAAAAGCATCAAGCGGCAAGGTTAGCATCTTGCGGTGATTCTCAATAAGTTTGATTGCATCGTTTGCCGACTTTATTGATTCGGCACTTACATCATAGCTGAACTTGTCCTCTATTTTGGCAGGAACTGCCTTCATCATCTGCTGCGACTTTAGCACTTCGGGCGAATTTATCGCGTTGTGAAAGTCAGTAAGATTTTCTATATTTGTCTCCATTGTGTTTTAGGGATTTTAAATTAGGGAGCGCAGCGATGCACTCCCTTTTTTTGTTTGTTAAAATGGTGCTTCTTCTTCTGCTGCGCCAAGCCAAGCCTCTTGCGCTGCTGGAGTTGGTGCTGCCTTTTGCGGTGCGCTGATTCTCGCAATGTACTCATCACTAATCTTAATTTTATCTTGGATAAAGTCGGGCAATTTCAAAAAGCTAACCTCATCGTGATCCTGCGTGTTGTAAGTCAACGGCTCGTTAAACGCAGCAGGACAAACCAAGCCTTTAGGCAGCGGAGATATTCCGATTATGTTTGCGTATTTAGCATCGCCTTTTTCAACGTGGGTGATGTTTAAAAGGCAAGCCTTGCCAAGTAGTGAGAAGATGTCGAAACTTCCTGCGACCTCATCAGGCATCTTCTTGCCTGCCCAAGATTCGATGTCTCTGCGGAGAACCGACTTGCTATTCATTGACAAGTTGTAGATTGCGCGAGCGTAGAAAGGTTTTAATCCTTCGCCTGCTGCGAATTCTGTCAACTCTGTGGGCAGCTCAAAGATAAACTGAACTTTGCGTTTCTTGCCTGCAAACTGACCCGTTTGCATTGTTGTACCTAAGTCAACGATTTGGTAACATCTTGCAGCATATGCACCTTCTGGTGCTATCTGACGGGAGGTGTTATTCCCTACTGGTGCTAATAAAGCCATAATTATTATTTGTTTTGAGTTGAAATTACAATTGAATCGAAGGCAACCATTGCCTCTTGAAATACTTTGCGGTACTTATGGTGAAACTCCGCTTTTGAGCTTTCGAAGTACAAGCGGTTGCAATAAGCAACATCGTTTATCTGCTCTCTGCTGAACTGCCTTGCAACAGTGATAGCATCTAAGTCGCATCTTTGGAAGATGCCTTGCTTGCAGCCGTCATCTACTATGCAAAGAAGCAAGTTTTGAAGGTGGTCGTACTGCCAGAATTGTGTGTTGTCGAATGATTTGAAATAAGTCTTCATTGTGGTTGAGTATAGTGGGCGGTTATTAGCCGCCCTGATTAAAGTGAAAATTAGTCGTTGTATGTAAAGTCTTTTACTGTTTCAGGAAGTTCTGTATAAATTATATATCCCCATCTTTTAGCGTAGTTTGTAGCTTTACGCATTGTGTCAAATCTTTTAACTGAATAAATTTCTTTAGAGTTAAAAAAGTTAAGGTAAAATTCTTGTCCGATTTTTTCGATGTGTACCATGATTTTTGAATGAGTGAGTAAATGTTTGATTGAATAATTATAGGGCAAATATACAGCTATATTTTAATTATGCAATAGCTTATCAAAATAAATGCAAAATAATTTTATCCTCGCAATGCAAGTGCCTGAAAATCAGCGCAATAAATTTACACTATTTTGCAGCTCTGCTGACTCCGAAGCCTATCAAAGCTCCAACTCCTACCTTAAATGCAGTGGTTTGATACCACTTTTTCTCTTGCTTTATGTAGATATTGTTCATTCCAGTTATCTGCATATTAGGATTGTCAATGCGCATACGAATCACTTTATCTCTGCGTTTAAATAATCCTTTGCGGATTGTATCACCAACAGCGTAGGTAAAGTCGGCATTCATTATCAGGCTATCAATCTGCAAATTACCTTTAGTTGTCAGCGATCCACCAATAACCCAAAACTTCTCAGCCTTGTAGAACTTTAGTGGCAAGCGAAGATGCGGCGTGTCGTGGATGATAATTGTATCAGCAACCTTAAACTCGGTTTTAATCACTGTGCGCGTTTTAAACTTAACCACCTCAACTGGATTCTCTAATTGCAATTCAAGTGCTGCAATCTGCTTTGCCTGCATTGCCTCTTTAGAGTCGAACTTTGCTATAACTTGCGCCTGCGTTGCGATTGTTGTACTATCCTCAAATCGCGTTGAGGTAAACTTGTTAGTGCAAGGTTGAGTGCAGCTTCTAATTAATAGCAGCAGCAGTATGAGGGATATTGTTATTAATAGCTTGTTGAAATCCATCTTTTATAAGTTTAAAAAGTTTCTTTTTACTCTTGACCAGCACTCTCTTATCTTTAATCTCCGCTTCTAATATGTTTAATGCCACGCAAACGGGCATAAAATTCTCAACTACGTGCAGCGATAGCTTCTCCTCAATGGTCATATCTCGCGAGCTGCTTTCTTGATTAACTGCCGCATTGCCTCATCGAGCTTATCAACGCAGGCATCAACCATCTCAAGGAGTGCAATCTTCTCATCATCAACATTGGTATCTCTTAGCATCTGAGTTAATGGCTTGATGTTAACAAACGGCTGGCGTAATTCGTGCGACAAGATAAAGCGAAACTCCTCAAGCAATGCTCGCTGCCTTTCATATTCGTACGCAGTAATTGATGAAACATCAACGAGCTGAATGCCGATAAAAGTTATTCGTGTTCCGATTGCAAAGCAGTTCCAAACATTATATCTATGCACTAAATTCTTATGCTTTGTGCGAGCATAAACTCTTGCAGGATCGGGCGATTGTTTCTTGGCTTTTTTTATTGCTTCAATAAAATCTTCGCGGTCTGTTTCAATGTCGATTATGTCGGTTATCTTCTTTGGTTGGATGTGGCTGATATAGCTTTTAAATAAGCTATTGTTGCTTATTATGTTGCCATCCATATCGGTAACAACATAGAACAAGTCAAGGCTATTCTCTAAGATGTATAAGAGAGACATTGGCGAAGTTCAGAATAAAGTTTCCCCCAAGAAGATAATGAATTGTATAACCAATATGCGGTGAGCAGGATAGTGAAACTAAACAGCAACCCCATCACTGGCGCATCAATATTCTGCTCGTGCTTGATTACAGTCTTTGGCTTAACCTCGATTCTCTGATATGGCTTTGGATGTACCAAGAAAAGTGAGTTGCTTGGAGTGATAGTATCGCTTGCGTAAACATCGTGAATCATAGGCGTTTCAGTGTGAGGCATATTGTATTTATCCTGCGGCAGCTCAAAGGTTTGACCCCATTGGTCAGTCGCATAATGTTTGCCAAAGATAGTGAATTTTGTAACTGGCTCGCCATAGTTCCAAACTTCATAATGCGTGTGCAGCTTGCAGCCCTTGCCTAAGATGCAGGAGTTGCTCAGTGTAACGATTGTATCAGCTCTTTCAGTTATCATCGGTCTTGGCTTTAGGTATGTAACCAGCGGCAATCATAGCCGCTACAATTGCTGCAAGTGTCTCGGTTGAAATCTGCTTAAATATCAGGGCAAAGACGCTTGATAAGATTACCATTGAGCCTATTGTTGACCTCCAATGTTTTACAATTATATCGAGCACTTGCCTTGACTTGCTGATTTTTCGCCGCATAGGTCTTATACGAAAGGCTTAAAATAAAGTTCTGCCTCAATTCGCCTTCGAGTTACTAAGCCGTTGCGCTTCTTGCCGCCTGTATTTACCCATTTTCCAAACTCCCTTGAGATTGCTGGGTCGTTTGGATTCGCTTTTACTTTGGTTAGCAGCGTTGACTTAGCAAGCGCACCAGTTCCAAGATTAAAAGCAAAAGACACCAGCGCATCAAACTGATTTTGGTTGACTGGTGTTGCGTTAAGCAGTGCGTTAACATTCTGCTCGAAGTCGCGCACTGTTTTACGCAGTAGAATCTCAGCCTGCTCCTTAGTGATTTTATCCCCAATCTTAACCTTAGAATCATTAGCGTAATAGGTTGCGCCGTAGCCAATCGTTGGCACTCCTGCGCTGCAAAGGTAAGCAGTAAATCTAAAGCCCTCAAAGGATTTAATCAGCTCGAAGCCTTTCGCGCTAATTGATTTCATATTGGAATACTGCAAAAAACGGTACATCAGCAGTTACAAATGTTGTGTCAGCCGATTGAAAAACTAATCTTGTAGTGTTGTTTTTATATCCATTAAACTGTTTTTCAATTCCAATTGAAACACTACCAATTGCATTAGGTGTTGTGGTTGCAATTGGGAAAGAAGTTGTGACTGTACCATCAAAAAATACCGAAAAATCTAAATCAACAGTTCCACTAATAGTGCAAGTTACAATGTTGCCTACTCTTGAATAAAATGCTTTTACCAATGCTGCATTTGAACAAGCATTATCTTCTGCACTAAATATCGGTGTCCACTCACCGCTTATTGCAACATTCCCAACCTCAATCTTCTTAGTTGTCCCTTCAGGAGATTGCGTGGTGTCGCTTACATCTACGATGCAAAGGTAGTCGCCTGCCGCTGATGTTGTGAGAGCTGTTAAGTCTGTTATTTTTATTCCTGCCATGATGCAATAATTTTAGTTGTTTAGTATAAAGAAAACCGCCTCGCTTGAGGTCGGGAATTGGATGTAATTTATTGTGTACTGCTCAACGCTGATAAGCAATATGCCTTGCTCTGTTTCAAGGTGAAAGCATTTGTCATCTACCACCTCGCAAAACTGCCCTTGTTGAATGTCTATGTTTATCATTGCTTAATAATTTGAAAGTAAGATATAACAGTTGAATCGGTAATCACTGCATTCTGAATTGCAAAGATAATATATTGGTTAACTGTCCAATCAATATTTGAATTTGTTTGCACCCCGTTAAAGTTACCTAAATCGCTGAACAAATTTGATGCTGCATTTATTGACTGAGTTACAGTTAAACTTTTAATTAGCACTTGCCTTTCTGTTCCTAAGTAGTTGTTTGCCCCTGCTGCTGTTGTGCTTGTTGCAATTAATGTAGCTGCTGGCACTGTTAACGAATCGGCGGTGTTGATATACATTCTTAGAGTAGTTAAACCCGTTGAGATTGTCTTTCCAAACCTTGATTTAATCTCGATAATATCACCAACTGCAAAAGTATTGGCAGGCACTAATTGACTTACAACTTTTGTGTTTGCCGTTGTTCCTACAACTGCCGCTTGGTTGTTTAGGTTCTTATAAATTGACTCAGTCTTATTGTTAAAGGTAGTCCAATTAGCTGAGGTAAGAAAGCCCTTAGCACTTGCGCTTGCCGCTTGCCCATTGGTATAGTCGATGCTTATTACTCCTGATGCTGCGTTGAAGTCGGCAGCGGTAAAAGCCGCAGCCCCTTTAGTTGCCCCGTCTGCATCTGCATCTGCAATGCTAATCGCAGGAGTTGCACCACCGCTTGATGCAATTGGAGCTGTTCCGCTAACGTTAGTAACTGTGCCGCTTCCTTTTGCATTTATCTGCGTTTGGATTGCAGAAGTTACTCCTTTTACATAGCTTAACTCAGTCAACGATGGATAGGTTGCAACTGGCAGCGATGCCAATACTCTTGCTGCGGTGAAGTATGCAACTTCATTAACTGTTCCGCTTCCAGTTAAAGCGTCAACGGGTGTTCCGTCAAGATTCAATACCCAAGAAGTATAAGTTCCGCTGCCCGTATGAGTTTTAATATCCACAACAAGCGCACCCGTTGCAGCATTGTAACTTGTTACTTCACCGTGCATATGGTTTGCAGCATTAAATACAACAAGTATTTCCTGCAATGGTATGTAAGATAAATTTAAGTCAACAGTAAAATTCTTTGAGCCGTTGGTTACGCTGTTTGATGTTGTTGAAGATGTCTTATATCTATCAGCAAGTGAGTTTATAATCGGTGCAGCAGGGTTGGTATTATCAACATTGATATTGATGCCTGAGTTAACCGATGTAACTGTGCCTGCTGGAATGGCAGGGAATGGAGTCGGCGTGCCTAATCCGTCAAGGTAGTCTGTAACCAATCCCGTTGGCACATCAAATTTATTATTAAATGTATCCCAATCGGTCTGACTTAAGTAGCCATCTGTTGAGGTTGATGCTTGGCTTATGCTGATTGCAGGAGTAGCACCGCCGCTTGATGCAATTGGTGCTGTGCCGCTTACCAATTCTACAATGGTTGATGGTATTGTAGGTTTATTTAATATCTGATTGTTTCCGCTTGTGGCATTCCAATCAATAGGTCTTTCAATTGTTTGGAAACCTGCACCAAGATTAGTCCAATAGCTTGTATTCGTTGGAAGGATAGAATCGTTATTTGCGATGCAGCGATACACATTACCATTATACCAAACCACATTACCTATTACATACTGATTGCCAGTTGATGCAAGATGGTCAATTGAGAATGCAATAGCAGTTATTACACCACCACCGCCTCCGCCACCAATTGCTACCAATGGATCTGCCGCCGTTCCGTTGCCAATTATGGTAACGCCATCAACAGCAACCTCAGTCAAGCAAGGTGTGCAAGGTTGTAAGTCAGGAAGCGGAATATCTCCCGTTGCGCAAGTATCATAGCAGCCATCTTCGCTCGATGTGATTACTTGCACATCCATATCAACACTAACGCAAGCCCATTCATAGTTGGCAGTTAATGTCTTAATCTCGTTTATGTAGCCCGTTGGTACAACCTCATAGTTAATAACCCCTATGCTCTGCTTGAATAATGGGTCAGTGCCACTCGCGAGCTTATAAATTCTTGAAGCTAACCAATCCTGCGCATCTTCACTATCGCAAGGTAGATGAGATTTTTTTACAATCGCATAAGCGGTTAACGGAAAACTCGTAACATATAACTGCTTGCATCCGCTAACCTTGTACGCATCAGTCTTGTTGACTGTTACCTTGCTGCGCTTCGCCCAAAATAGCGTACCATTCTTAGCATCAAAGTTAGTAACTACCTCAGCCTGCCCGTTGCCAATGTAATGCACCCAAGCCTTATCGTTGCCGTTTGCGTTAAGCTCGCAGAGATTGAATTGCTTATCGAAGATATTAGCTACCTCGATGCGCTGGTTAAGTCTTTCAATTATTGTGCGTAGTAGATTCATGGTTTGCTTATATTGTTTGCGATTTGTTCCGCTAATAACTCTGCGTGGAGTTCAAGCATTCGTGCTTGCTCCTCAACATTTGGCTTAAAAATAGTTCCGTATAGCTTCTCCAATCCTTCGACCTTGCCTGCCTCATCCGCTTGTATAAATATATCAGAGTTAAAACCTTGATTTAATACTGACCCCTCATTCTTTGCAAATGAACTTTTTAAGAAGCCCGTTAGTTCTAATGGTGGTCTCCCGTTCTTTGCTTTTATCTTAGCATAAGCAGGAGTATATGGCTTAGTAGGTAAGAAGTAGCCCGCTTGATTTTGTCCTCTGCCAGTATCAATTCCAAAGATGCGAATGTACATCTCTCGCCGCATTTCTTGCACCGCCAAAAATAGCGGAGTAAAGCCTCCGCTCCACTCTGCAAAGAGAGCATTGATTCTTTCGCTGACTTCCTTGACTGTTGCCATTATGGGAGCGCAGTTACATACTTCATATTCTTGCGGCAATCAAAGCAGTTGTTATCATCAGGCAAGCGCATATTCTGCAACATCGCTGCAAGCTCCTCGTTGTATCTTGTTGCTGCGACATCGCGTGCCGCAATCATTCCATCGTTAGCATCAGCAGTCGCAAATGGCTTGCTTCCAATGTTTACACTTACCGAAGTATTTACTCGCTGATTCGGGCTGATTTGCAAGCCATAGTTAAATATCTCAACCGCAGTCGCATAAGCTAATGGCATTGCCATCAAGCCGCCGATGCTGCAAAGCCAAGCCTCTCTATCGCAGTTTACATTGTATATCATCGACATACCTTGCGTGTATTTCTTTAACTTTGAACTTAGCACATCCAAGCCGTTTGTAGTTAGCTCAATTCCAACCGCATCGACAAACGGGCAAATGTGCGCAGCTCTCACGCCGCCGCCGCAATCATAGCAACTGCCCTTCTTAGTTATCATCTTTGTTGTGTCATACAGCGATTCATAGACAAAAGCTAAATCCAACTTTCTGCGATTCGCCTTGTAAGTTCTGCCGATAAACTCCTCAACTGCTTCCGATTGATAATTAAATGTGCCAAGTAGCTTAAGCGTTTGCATATCAAATACCAAGATTGGAACTGGCACTGACATCGTGTAAATGTCAATCTTTAATGTTGCTAAGTAAAAGTTTAAAAAGCTCAATTGATTTGGGTCGATTGTTACTCTTATGCCTGCATACTTGCCAGCACCAAGTGCAAGGTCAATGTTGCTTGCGTTGGTTAGCACTTGTCCAATGCGTTTACTATCGATTACAGTGTCAGCCTTCATCATTGGAGACAATCGCGAAAGCATATCGCTTGACATTTTGCGCCAAGCAAACGCGAGCTTCGCATCAAATAGCTCCACTCCGCTCATATACTGGTTAGTTATTAGCTGCCCTAAAAAAGTTTGATTGATTCCTAAATCATCAATATAAAGCCCCGTAGTTGGCTCTGCCCTATCGCAGCCCTTCAATCCTAATAGTTTATCGTAGCACATTAGTTGAATATTTATTTGCAAATATAAAAAAAAAGGAGAGGCATACACCTCTCCAATTTTCTATTGCGTTAGAAGATTATCTCCGCCTTCGCTCAACAACTCATCCGAGCCTTCGCTCAGTAGAGACTGTGAGCCTACTACGGGTTTACAATTGAAACGCAGTTTACATAGTTAACACCTGCAAACTTATCGCCTGCCTCGTAGATGTCAGTTGGCAATGCTGCGATGATACCTGTTGTAGTCAATACAATTGATAAGTTACCGCAATCATCCTTCATTGTCAAGTCAACTGGTAAGCCAGCAGGAGTGAACAATAAAGTCTTAGAGTAATTGCTTCCTGCAACTGGAGTGATGCCAGCGTTCCACTCAGCTAAGTTAAATGACAACCATTGGATCGCTCCTGCTGTTGTGATTAACGCGTTGTTTTGTGAACCTTGAGCAGCAGCCAATCTTGAATCGTAAGCAAAGCCGAAGCCGTTTTGCTGTGTGATTTCCAATAAGTTGATGCCGTACTGAGAGCAACATCCTGCTGCCATCGCGTTAGCGTAACGCTGCATAGCAGCACCACCGAAAGCAACTGGAGCAGATGGATAGTTTGCCATTCTTGTAGCTTGCTGAATGTCAGCGATAGCGAATGCGTTAGGCTCATTAGTTCCTGTCATTGTTTCAATCTCTAAGCAGTCAGAAGTAACAGTGTAAAAACCTTCAACATCAGTTCCCCAATTACCGATAGCAGCAACAGCTTGAACAGCGGCAGCAGAAGCAACCTTGCGGTCTAACACATCCATCAATCTCATAATTGATTCCAATACGTATCTGCTATTCTCTTGGCAATGGCGAGCGATGTCCGCAGCATTGATTAATTGAGAAGCAATGTAAGTATCAGTTGTTTCAACCGTATAGGTTGTAGTTGTGTCGCCGTAAGTGTTATCAGAAGTACAAGTTAAGATGTTGCCACCTTCTTCAACTTCTGTCTCAGGCAAACGCTGAATCCAACGAGCTTGAACAGTTTTTAACTTTCCGCCGCTAG